ACCCGATGATGGTCAACAAGCCCCAAGCCCCAGCGAAGCCTGCTCCGCTGAATGCTACGGCTGAAGCAAACAAAAAGGATTCCAGCGCATCGCTGAAGTTCGCAACGCCGGAGATCAGGGTCGGCCTGTCTGCGGCGAGCAAGGTTCCTTCCAGCATGATCAAGATGGTCGGCACGAAGAAGAACCCAACGCTGACCAATCAGGCATCCATGCCGAAACAAAAGAAGGTATTAGTTGCCAAGGTCAAAGCACCCAAGGTAAAGAAGCCTAAAATGTAATGCACGACCCCATCCAAGTCCTTGTTTTGGCAGCGGCGATTGTGACAGCAAGTTACACGCTTTATACGCTCTATAAAAATCAACCCTAACCCATAAACACACCATGTCCGAAAATACAGACACCAATACACCCGAAAATATCATCCCGATCCCTATGGAGACTCCCGCCGAGGCTCCCGCTGCCGATCAGGCAGAGCAAGCCAAGCCCCAGACGATTCAGGAGCTTGTCGCAGCAATTGACATTTCTGGAGTGTCCGAGCATGGGATCATCGTCGATCTGATTGCTGGTATCCAGCAGCTTGCCTTGCGCGGCACGATTGCTCTTGGATTGCTGGAGCGCATCAAGGTGCGCGATGATGCAAATGCTTCAGAAACTGCGAAGTAACTTAATGAAATCAACAGGATTAGCAGGTTGGCTGACAATTATATTTGTCATTGCCAAACTTGCAGGATTCATTGGCTGGTCATGGTGGTGGGTGTTCTCTCCCCTCTGGATTAGCGCGGCAATTGCGGTTGTCGTAATTTTTCTGTGCGGCGTAATTGCAGCTTTGGTTGACTAATGAAAACAAAACTAAATTTCAAGCGTGAGGCAAAGGCTGTTGATGGCGCGGATGAAGCTGTGTCACCTAGAACGCACGCCGAAGAGCCTGCCGGAGACAAAGCCCAGAAGCAAAATCCGCAGCGGCTGGACATCATTAGGCGGCATATGCTCTCCAGCAGGAAGTCCGATGACATTTAATTTATGGACTCGCATCGCAGAGAAGACTACAAGGTGAACGACCCTGTTAATCACCCTAGTCATTATACCTCTCACCCATCTGGGATTGAGGCGATAACGATCACAGAGCATTTCCCGTTCAATATAGGAAATGTTTTCAAGTATTGCTGGAGGGCTGGTCTAAAAGATGACAACTCCGACATTAACGACCTCAAAAAAGCATTGTGGTATCTTAACAGAGAAATCAACAGGCGTGAACGATTATCAAAATGAAAAAAGGACTCTGGTACAATATCCACATGAAGCGTAAGCGTATTGAAGAAGGCTCTGGTGAGCGTATGCGAAAGGCCGGAAGCAAGGGTGCGCCTACTGCAAAAGCAATCAAGGACTCACAAAAAACCTCCAAAAAGAAATGAGCGAGAAGAAATTCAAAAAGGTTGTAACCAACCCTGATACTGGCAAGAAGAATACCATCCGCTATGGTGCGAAGGGATACACCATTGCTCCGCACACCAAGAAGGGAGATGCGTACTGCGCCCGTAGTGCAGGCCAGATGAAGGATCATCCTGCCGCCGCGCATGATCCCAACTCTCCCTTGCGTTTGAGCCGTAAGAAGTGGGCTTGCATTGGTAAGAGATCGGCGCGATGAGCTACAGCAAAGTTGAGTTCGGCGACAAGCAGAGCCAATGGTCTGGAGGCGCAGGCAAGGGCGATTCAGAACGCCCTGTCAACCGCAAGAAGTTCCGAGAGACGCTTGACCAGATCAAATGCCAGGGAACGAACGGCAAGGTTGCGTCCAAGTCCGGCATCAAAACCACATACACCTATAAATGAGAACACTCACCCCAACACTCCAGAAGCACCTGTCCGTTATCGGCAAAAAGGGCGGTTCAGCGACCAGCGATGCGAAAGCTCGCGCAGCAGCGGAAAACGGCAAGAAGGGTGGCAGGCCGAAGAAGGCTGTTGCCGCTGGAGACGCATCGTAGCAGGGTTTGCGGTCGGTCAAAGATTTTTGAATTTTTTTCGTCAAACCGCTTGACGGGTCTGTACGTTTGGGTTTATGGTTCTCTTGTTCAATCGAACATCAACCATCCATAAATCAAACCCATACATACAATGATCGACTTACGCTTCAAAGAAATCGCCACCGATGGACAGCTACGCTTGGTTTTCCGCCAGTTCTACGGAAATGATTACGGTTACACCGTTGCTCGTCAAAATGTGATCCTCTGGAATGGACGCGATGAAAATGAAGGCCGTCAGATGCTTGAAAAGCTGGCCGCAATGAAGTGGTAAAAATGATGCTTGACCTGAAACCCAACCGCCCATAAAAATCATTCCCGTTAGTCAACCCATACACCCATACACCCATACATCAACATGAATAACCAGACCCACCAATACATCCTCTGCGTGATCGTCTCGACTCTCACGCTCGTCCTCACCGCAGTCGGAACCAGCGTCTACTGGCAGCATGAGTCGGTAGTCCATCACGCCGCTCGCTTCCAAGCCGATAGCTGGGGGCTAGTCAGCTTCCATTGGGCTGACGAGTCCGCGCAGATCGTCCTAGTCGATCCCGTCCTTGATTCACTCACCCCTCCCAAGAGCAAGTAAACCCAACCATACATACACCCATGAATACCATCCACGCAGCTATGGTCGCCATCATGCGCGACATCACCGCCATCGGCAAAGACTCCAAGAATGCCGCTCAAGGCTTCACGTTCCGAGGCATTGACGCAGTCTACAACGAGCTTCACAACTTGCTCGCCAAGCATGGGGTCATCACCCTTCCGCAGGCTGGAACGCCAGTCGTTGAGGAGCGCACCAACAGCAAGGGTACAACCCTTCGGTTCGTGACCATCCCGATGACCTACCAGTTCGTTGCCGAGGACGGCAGCAGCATCACCTGCCAAGTTATTGGCGAGGGAATGGACTCCGGCGACAAGGCTACCAACAAGGCGATGGCAATCGCTCACAAGTACGCCTTACTCCAGACCTTCCTGATCCCAACCGAGGAGCAGAAAGATCCCGACTACGAGACGCATGAGGTGGCTCCACGCCCCCCCGTGATCGCCAAGCCTGTCATTCCCAACAAGCCATCCCCTGCGGCCAAGGAGATCCCCCAGAACGCGCTGGATATGCTGTTCTCCATGATGACAACCAACAGGCTGGAAGAGGCCGATATTCTGGCATTCTGCGCGTCCAAGGGCATGAAGGCTCCAGAGTATGTCTCTGACCTGCCGGATAACGCCGTTAATCGCCTTGTCGCCATCTTTGACGAGGTTGTCGAGTTCGCCATCAACCGCTAATACCAATGATTGACACTAAAAAAATCCATTACGGCGACTTGGAGTCCGCTTTCGGAGTCGTTTATGACTTCGATGAAATTACAGGCAGTCTCGACGCTAGAGGTGCCGACACAAAGACGGCTTTCCCCAAGCTGACTACGGTTGGGGGCTGGCTTGACGCGAAAGGTGCCGACACGAAGACGGCATTCCCTAAGCTAACCACGGTTGGGAACTCCCTCTACGCGAGCGGAGCCGACACGAAGACGGCATTCCCTAAGCTAACCACGGTTGGGGGCTACCTCTACGCGAGCGGTGCCGACACCCGCACGGCCTTCCCGAAGCTCACCACCGTGGGCGGCAGTCTCGACGCGAAAGGTGCCGACACCCGCACGGCCTTCCCGAAGCTCACCACCGTGGGCGGCAGTCTCGACGCGAAAGGTGCCGACACGAAGACGGCTTTCCCCAAGCTGACTACGGTTGGGGGCTACCTCGACGCTAGAGGTGCCGACACAAAGACGGCTTTCCCCAAGCTGACTACGGTTGGGGGCTGGCTTGACGCTAGAGGTGCCGACACGAAGACGGCTTTCCCCAATCTGACTACGGTTGGGGGCTTTCTCGACGCGAAAGGTGCCGACACAAAGACGGCTTTCCCCAAGCTCACCACCGTGGGCGGCAGTCTCGACGCGAAAGGTGCCGACACGAAGACGGCTTTCCCCAAGCTGACTACGGTTGGGGGCTTTCTCGACGCTAGAGGTTCCGATACCCCTTCCATCAAACAGAAAAAGGCCGGAACCGACGCCATCACGATCTGCCATGCCGCACTTGCCGCATCCCTGCTCATGAACGGGTTCACCATTGTGGACGGAATCCTTGCCGAGCTTGTCTCGAAAAAGGGCAACGTCTCTCGGGTTCGGATCATCGGACAAACCAAGATCAGCTACATCGTGCAGCGCGACGGGCGCACGGCTCACGGTGAGACGCTGGCAAATGCCAGAGCCGATCTCCTGCTCAAGATCGGGGAGCGGGACACGACTCCCTATGAGTCATGGACACTCGAAACCAAGGTGAGCCTTGAGGAAATGATCGTCGCGTACCGAACGATTACGGGCGCGTGTGGACAGGGTGTGTCTCACTTCCTATCTGAGAAAAATTACAGAGGGAAGCTCTCGGTTGCGTTTGTGATCGAGGAGACGAATGGACGCTATGGGCACGAGCAATTCAAGGGGTTTTTCACTAAATGACTGACGAACGCAAAGACAAGATGTCCGGCAGCGGCATGGCGGGATATGCCGCCTGCGCCGGAAAGTTCCAGCTAGAGCAGACCTGTCCTCGCGATGAGGGCAATGTCTACACCGAGATGGGCAATCGCATCCATGAGGTTCTTGCTGGAAACAAAAGGTTTGATACCCTTTCCGAAGAGGAACAAGACATCGTTAACCGATGCAATTCCCAATATAGCGAAATCGTTGAATCTATTTCTAGTGAAATACGCTACTTCAAAAATAGCGTTTTGGAACAAAGACTTTGGTTCAATAACACATGGTCTGGACAAATTGATCGTATTGATTTCTTCAACCTAGATACCGCTTTGGTCGTTGACTGGAAGACTGGCCGGACACCACAGGGCAATGCTGCCGAAAACCTCCAGCTTCGCGCTTACGCAGTTCTCGTAAAAAAGAACTACCCTGCCCTGAAGCGCATCTTCGTCGCTATTGTCCAGCCCCTCGCCGCTCCCTACACCATTGCGGAGTATGATGTGGCAGACCTAGCATCCGCCGACGAGCAGATCCAGAGCATCGTTGATGCCGCGCTGGCTCCTAATCCGCCGCGCACGCCATCGCCGGATGCCTGCAAATACTGCCGAGCCAAGTCCATCTGCCCAGAGGCGGCAGCAGAGGTTACTGCAATGGTCAAAGTGGAAAATGCAATTGTACCCACATTAACCAATGACCAGTTGGCTGATTACCTTGAAAAAGTGGAAATCCTTGAGCCTTTGTTTGAATCATTCAAGCAGGAAGCCAAGAAACGCCTTCAGGATGGTCAGGAAATAGCAGGACGCAAGATAACCGCCGGACGCACCAGCCGGAGCATCGAAGACCTACAGGGGGCGCACAGCAAGCTGGTGGCCGTCATCGGCGAGGAAGCATTCTTGTCCGCCTGCAAGGTATCCGTACCAACCTTGGAGAAATCCTACGCAGCAGCCAAGTCCCTGAAGGGCAAGGCAGCTAAAGAAGCCTTTGAAGCGGAGGTCTCTGATCTCCTTATTCAAAAACAGGGCGAGCCTGTAATGACCCGCACAAAATAAACACACCCATGCCAACCAAAAATAGAAAGCTAGTCGAGCAGGCCATCGCTTTGCTCGCGGAAACCGCCAAGCCAATCTTCTTCGATGCCATCGTCGAGGCTTTGGAAGACGAGCAAGTAACCGAAAACCTCCTCTCGCTTGATCTTATTGATCAGGAAGAGGCCGGAGAAATCCTTGCTGAAGGACTCTTTGCAAGTCTGCAACAGGCTTTTGAAGAAGTATTCAGCTTTGCAGAGGACGAGGAAGACCAGGACGAACCCAACACCGACATCAATTTCCCATGCTGTGGGAATCACAAGAACAAGAACAACAAATAAACATGAAAGAAGAAAGCATCGTAGCTATTTATTTAGCTATATTTAATCTTATAAAACCAGATATGGAAACAGAATATGAAATGGTTTATGATGAAGCGGATGATTTAATTAGCAGAATTGAACCATTAATTGAGGCATATACACCAGAAACCAAATAAAGCATATGGCATACGAAATCCCCGAAGGAAAAGGAACCCTGTTCCCTAACGACTTCAAGGTCAGCGATACTCACCCCGATTATCGCGGCACGATGAAGTGGAAGGGCGAAGTTATCGCAATCAGCGTCTGGAAAGGCGAAACCCAAGCTGGCGCAGAAAAGCTCTCCATCAAGTTGAGCGAGCCTCGCCAGAAGGGCGGTGACGGTTCATTCACAAAGCCGGACAACACGCCGAAGCCTCCGCAGCGTAAGTTTGCTCCCGTGCCGGACGATGACGGCGATAGCATCCCGTTCTGATCATGTCGGCAGTAGTCAGCAAAAAGGGCGTGAAGCCCAACGATAAGTTCATTTGCGATGATTGTGGAGATCCAATCACAGGGAGCCGTATCCTCGACGGGGAGATGGTTTACTATGTGAAAGAAGACCGCAGTAATCCCAATAATAACCGCTATCGTTGCGCCGATTGCGCTGATGAGATTTGGGCCAACTACTAGAAACCATGAACCCGATCTCCTTTGTCATTCCAGTCGAGCCAAAGAGCCTACAAACCTCTGGCCGGAAGGCGATGTGCATGGGAGGTCGGGTCATCTTCTACAAGGCTCCAGAGGCCAAAGACTGGATCAAGGTGGTCGGCTTCTATGCCAATCCTCATGTTCCAGCCAAGCCAATTGAAGGGCCGATCAGGATGACTCTCACATTCGTGATGAAGAGGCCAGTAGCCCTGAACGCAAAGAAATTCCCAACAGGCCGGATACCCGCTGACAAGCGTCCCGACACAGACAACCTCTGCAAATGCACGACCGATGCTTTGCTTGGGTTTTGGGTTGACGATGCACAGATCACCGAGTTGAATGCCTCCAAGTGGTACGCAGCGAAAGCTGAGACACCACGAATCGAAGTCACAATCCAACCCATAAATCCATCCCATGAAGAAAAACTACCATCAGGTAGAGCTTGAGTTTACGCCCATCCTGCCGGAGCCAAGAGAAGTAGGCATTTACGCTCGCTTCCTGAAGTTCCACGCCAACAACCCAGAGGTCTATGCCAACCTCGTCAGACTTGCTCGCGACTTTCGCAGGCAGGCTCACAACCACAACCGCAAGATGTCCATTTCTATGCTGTTTGAGGTGCTACGATGGAATTACTTCATCGAAGTAGATCAGGGCGAGGAGGAGTTTAAGCTATCGAATGATTTCCGCGCTCCCTATGCCAGACTCATCATGCAGCAGGAAAAAGACCTAACTGACGCATTCAACACCCGAACATCAGTAGTAGATTAACCCATAAATAAACATGACAACCGAAAAAGACCCGATCTGGAAGCAAGTTTGGAAGACCCATGGCATCCGTTACCTTGGCAAGGGTCAAACTGGACATATAGACCACATGGATCGTTTTGAACACACTTGGAATTTGGCATTTAAGGCCGGAGTCCGGCATTGCGAAGACATCGTTGATCGCATCGGTGCGGAAATAAAGAAAGATATTGCCGGAATGGGCGATATGATGTAGAGATTTAATAGGCCGTAGAAAGCCTATTTAACACGATGAAAAACAATTTAAGCCTCATCTCTTCCTTGAGCCGATTCATCGCGGCAATTTCTACCTTGGAGGGGATGGGGCTTGTTGTTTGTTTATGAACTATTACAAAAGACACATTGGCGATTATGCCAAGAAAGCAGGGAAGTTAACCATGCTTCAGCACGGAGCGTACACGGCCTTGATAGATGCGTGCTATGATCGTGAACGATTCCCAACTATGGATGAGGCTATAGATTGGACTTGGGCTTCGACTCAAGATGAAGTTCAGGCTGTCCAATTCGTTCTATCAAAGTTCTTTATTAAGCAGGATGACGGCACATATTTCCAAGATAGAATATCAGAAGAATTGCATTCATATAAGGCGATTTCTGAAACAAATAAACGCATAGCTTTAGAGCGTGAGGCTAGGAAGAAAAGCACGAAGCGTGAACGAGTCGTGAACGAACCTCCACCTAACCATAAACCAATAACCAATAACCATAAACCATCTATAGATAATAAAGAAGTCGCTGACGCTCCCGTTGTTACTCCAGAGGCATTAGACACGCTTGAATTTGCTACTGCATGGCAGGAATACATTTCCTACCGATCACTTAACAAACTAAAGAGCCTAAAGCGTCCTAGCATCCAACGCATTTTTGATAACATGGCAAAGTGGGGACACGATGCCGCAATCCAATCCATCCACAACACAATCCAAAACGGATGGCAGGGCATCTTTGAACCTAAAACACAATTTACAACCCAACCGAAACATGACCACAGAGCAGAAAAACGAGCCAGAGAGTTTCCTGAACAGATCGTTGTTCCACTTATCTGAAGAGGAAATGGAGTCACGCCGACTAAAGGCTGACGAGGAGCAACGCAAGGAAAACGAACGAAAGGCACAGAACAACCTGTCCACATCCGGCATACCCAAGCGTCACCTCCACGCCATCACGCCATCCGGCGAAGGATGGCTTAAGGTCGAAACGCGATTAAAGGCCCGTATTGGCTCTGGATTCATCATTGCGCTATGTGGGGGTCGCGGGACTGGAAAAACGCAACTGGCGGCCTCCTGTGCGCGAGAAGTGGCCCTCCTGAACAAGAAGGCATGGTACAAAACCGCAATGGGCTTCTTTTTGGACATCAAGGAGTCATTTGACGGCAAAAGATCCGAGAAGGAAGTCATCGACCGTTACTGCTCGCCATCCTTTCTTATCCTTGACGAAATGCAAGAACGTGGGGAGACTCCTTGGGAAGACCGCTTATTAACCCATATGATTGATCGTAGGTATGGCGATGAAAAAGACACGCTGCTCATCTCCAACCAAACCCAAGAGGCATTCCTTAAATCCGTTGGCGAGTCCATCTCCAGCCGTATCTCCGAGACAGGAGGGGTCGCGCTATGCAACTGGCCATCTTACCGCACCAAGCAGAATGAAACCCAAGCATAGCATCCCGATCATTAGGTTCAAACACTTCAAACTCAAACCAAAATACAAAATGGGCCATTGGAACAAAGACAACACGAAACGCTTTTGGGCTTACATTAAGGGCGTAGAGGCATGGGTATCACCTGAACGATTCAATCAAGCGCGTGAGAAATCACGCTGGTGGAAATAATATGAACCGAGTAGACCAAATCCTTCAGCAGCTAGGAATGGAGACACCAGAGCTTCCGCCTATCAACAAGCAGGAAGCCCTAGAAATGGGGATGATCAAAGGCCGAGAAAAACCCAAGCAAGGTGCTTGCGGAAAGTCTGTATTCTCGTCAGAGTCTCATTGTGACGAGGCGATTAAACACCGCCTCCGATCAAACTTTGGCGGGACATCGTTCCTCCGATCATATTTCTGTGAGTCATGCGCCGGATGGCATATGACCAGCAGCAACAACAAAAAGAATAAATAAACCCATGAAATCAGATATGAACCAACAGACACCCACCACCGAGGTCGCAAGGCTCAGGGAGGAACTTGATCGCTTTAAACTAGGATTCCAAGGCTCCTGCTACGCTTGTGAACCAGTCGGAGAAATGAACCACAAACTAGAAGCCGAGGTCGCAAGGCTCCGTGCGCTTCTGAACCGAGCGATTGAGATTGCGGAGAGATTAGTCAATGGAGCTTGCGGCGAATGGGGGTGCATTGGTCATACAGATGAGGTTGATAAATACGGAAAAGAATTAACCACAATGAAAGCAGAAGCCCGACTCGCCCCCGCACCAGAGGAACTAGTGAGCGATTGGAAATGCCCTCATTGCGGTAGCACCGCGGGAACTTGGTTCAGCAGAGTCGAGCCTATGGGAGACTTCTGCGAGGATTGCGGCAAAGCAGTTGATGAGGAACCCGCCCCCGCTCCAGAGGAACCAACTATTAAGGAATCCTTAACAACTGAACCCGCTCCCGAGTGGCGAGAGCTTGGCCCTGACGAGGTGATCCAAGAGGGGGATGAGTGCCGACACAAAGTGCAATACGAACCTGTGATGGATACAATGATTGGTGGAGATGCAGAACTTTTTAAGTTTTATCGCTTCCGCACCCGCCGCCCGTTGCCAAAGCAGGAACCTCTATTCCCACCCATCCACCCCAAACAAGTCCTCACACCAGAGGAGCGAACCGAACAGCTAAAACACAACAGCGAAGTGGCTCGTCTCAAAGAAATGGTCATGGATGCCGCAAGACGGGGCGACGAAATGGCCGCTCATTGGCAAGAGCGAGCCGAGAAGGCCGAGGCGATCATCAAACAACTCCACCACTACGCAGGGATCGTAGAGGGATTCCAAAACGCGAATAAATGAAACCCGACACCTTTAACAAAACATTAGACGCTTGCGTTGAGTACAGAAAGCAACTTGACGAGAAAACCAACGAGGTCGCAAGGCTCCGTAAACTCATGCGCGACTACATTGATTTCATTGATAAAAACATGGGTACAACCGCTGATTGGCCTATGGAAGCGGCATTCGATGACGAAACTACAGCGCAACGCCATTGCGATCTACTGAACGCCATGAAGCGAGAAGTGAAACCAGAGGACATCAACTGATATGTACGGAATCCAAGACAAGATTAACCAAATCCTGCGAGGAGCAGAAACTATTCGTAAAAATCAATCCATGCTAACTGCACAATCTGACTCGGTAGAACTGTACAATGCTCTCTGCAAAGCAACCCACGAGGTCGCAAGGCTGCGTGAGCTTCTGAACCGAGCGATACAAGTAGCTGAAACGCTATCTCGGGGAGGCAGTCGCGCTTGCCGTGAACTGCACCATCCAAAAAAGGATAGGCACGAAATAGGAGAGGTTTGCCCTGTTGAGGAAAGGCTAGAAAAGGCGGCTTCAAATCTTGCAAGGCTGAAAGCAGAAGCCCGACTCGCCCACGAGCCAGTGAAAAGCCCCACAACCAATAAAAACACTCACACCGAATTCAATAACAAAATGAACATTTCAATTATCCCGAAAAAATTAGAAGAACTACTAAGGGAAATGGAGCGAGGCCCAATAGGGATGCAGGAAGAGGCTCGTCGCATTAGACTGCATTTATTGACCTGCCCCAAGTGCCTTGCGGAAATGACAAATAAATCAAAATACAACGAAAACACTTGCGAGGATGACAAATAACTCAACCGAAACAAACGAACGCCAGTACTTCAAAGAAGAACTTTGGCAACTCATCCGAGGCCGCTACGGGAACATGCAAGTCATGGATACCCTAGCTGTCCTTGAATGGGTGAAACTAGAACTCTTCCACAACACCCCACCATCCACACCAAACAACGAAATCAAAGTCAAATGAACCCCGACACCACACCAACTCCGAGGACGGATGCTATTCAATTTCAGCCTAAACCTATCAGCTTGAGCATCGAAAATGAAATGCTTCGTGCTTTGAGCCGTAAGCTAGAACGCGAATTCGCCGAGAAAACCAACGAGGTCGCAAGGCTCCGTGCGTCCCTAGAACTATACGCGAACATGATTATCCAGCGGTATGATGAACTGATAAGACTCCTTGAGGAGAACGCCGCGCTCAAAAAAGAAAAGGTGTTTGTTGATCCAAAGTGGATCTACAACCTAGAAACCCAATTAGCAAAAGCTCACGAAGAACTCTGCCAAGCAGGGCTACGAGAATATGGAAACTGACATCTACCACGTCTGCGGACACCGCAGACGCAACACAGACAAGCGCAGAAAACAACCACCCAAAGCTAAAATCGAATTACCACACACCGATAGTATGTCAACGAACGCAGACAATCCGCCAATGACAACTATCAATGACAACGAGGTCGAAAGGCTCCGTGAGCGGTTAGAAAAAGCCGAAGAACTTATCCGAGGCTTGCGCGATGGATGGAAGAAGGCAAGAAAAGCTCACCTTGAAACCTGTAAAAATGCCCAAGCGGAAATCGACAAGCTCCACACAGAAAACATCTGCCTCCAAGAACTCATTCAAGAATTCTACGAGTGGTCACGCCGAGACTACCCGACTGAAGCCGAAGTCCGAGAGATCATGGATCGCTACTACAATCTACTAAACCATAATCCGAACAATAAACCATCCTAGTTTACTGAAACACCACAAGTTTATTCACCAGTAAAAAGCTACACAACCAATAGAAACATCAACACCACATTCAATAATAATATGAACCCCCACACACCCGACAACGAGGTCGGATCAGATACACCGCTAACGGACGCAGAATTAAACAAGACTTGGAAGGGCATCCATGCGGCTTTCGTTCCTATGGCTTTCGCTCGCCAGCTTGAGCGCGAACTCGCCGAAAAAACCAACGAGGTCTCAAGGCTCCAGCAACAGATCCGCAATATGCAGGAGATCATCGACGATGATACCAAGCATAAAACCGAACTACACAACGAGGTCGCAAGGCTCAGGGAGGTATGCGAATGGGCTGCTGATATGATGGATGGTATCAGCCCTGCAAGGGGTCAAGAAATCCGAGATGCAATAGCCCGACTTGCCCCCGCGCCAGAGGAATCCGAAACCTCTGCACATCCCGACAAGTGTATAGGAAATGTAACGGAACCAGCTAACCCGACTTGTTCCAACACCACGCACAAACACAGCTATTGCGATTGCAAGGAACCCGCTCCCGAGTGGCGAGAGCTTGGCCCTGACGAGGTGATCCAAGAGGGGGATGAGTATTATACTGGCAAGTGGACTAAAATAACTGGGTGGATAGGCTACCCAGCGTTAAACTTTGCCAAGGTTCGCACCCGCCGCCCGTTGCCAAAGCAGGAACCTCTATTCCCACCCATCCACCCCAAACAAGTCCTCACACCAGAGGAGCGAACCGAACAGCTAAAACACAACAGCGAAGTGGCTCGTCTCA